TGATACACAAGCCACCTCAGCACGGAGGAAGTATAATCGTTTCCCAGAGATTACCGGCCTACCTGTTGGCGAACCAACCGGGAGCAAGGGTCAGGGTCGCAGGGTATAACATCGAGCATAGCACGAAGTTCGGTAAGGTCAACAAGGAGATCATGTTGTCGGGTACCTACCTGAACATGTTCTCAGACCATAAGGACGAACTGTACATCCCCAAGAGAGCCAGTGATGAAGAGTTCTCTACAAAGATACGCTCGGGTGCGCGAGACGCCCAGGCATCATTCAAAGCGCTAGGCATGGCAACAGGGTTTGTCGGTCAAGGTGCGGACTACCTAATCATCGACGACCCGTACGCCTCTCCGCAAGATGCGATGTCAAAGGCTATCAGGGAACGTACCTGGGGGTTCTGGGTTGGTAGTGCAAAGGTGCGTATCAACTCCAACACCAACGTCATTGTCATGTTCCACCGCTACAACGAAGAGGACTTCGCAGGACAGCTAATAAAGGAAGAGGGCCTTGTACAGTTCGGCGGTAAGTGGGAACTGATTTCGTATCGGGCTGAATGGGACTGCGACGAACGACCCGAGGTAGGGGGTCCTGACCCTCTGGGAAGAAGTAAGGGTCAGTATCTGTCGCCGCGTCTTGCTGCACAGCCTGGGTACTACAAGGAACAGAAGAAGAACCTGTCGATCTGGAATAGCCAGTTCCAGGGTAAGCCCTCAAAGGTTGATGGCTCCTTCTTCAAGATCAGTCGTATAGATATCGTTCCCCGGCTACCTGTAAAGCTTGTCAAGATCTGCCGTGCATGGGACATCGCGTCGTCTGAGGATGGCGACTACACTGTAGGAGTGTTGATGGGGCTAGGAGAGGATGAGCGCATCTATATCCTGAACATTGTACGCTTCCGAGAGGACACGGACGAACGGAACAAGCAGATCAAGGCTACTGCAAAGCTAGACTGGCTTCGCTACCGCGATATCTTGAAGTTCCGGCTTCCGCAGGACCCGGCAGCGGCTGGCAAGGACATGGCGCTTTCCTTCCGCAAGCTTCTCAAAGGCTATGATGTCGAGATCAAGCTAGTCAGTGGCGATAAAGAGAAGCGTGCAGATCCGTACTCCCAGTACCTGAATGCCGGTCTCGTGTCGATCGTTTTCGATGGTGTAATTGGGCGACCTGACGATCCCGACGATTGGGTCACACCGTACCTCGAAGAACTACGGCAATTCCCGAACTCAGGCAAGAAAGACCAGGTAGACGCGTCTAGCGATGCATACTCAGAGGTTGCGTTGGATATCGAAACCGAACCTGGTCAGGACATAGACACTATGGGCTTCTCTGGAGAAAGTGATGCTGCTCAGGCACTGGTCGATGCCGAGTACGAAAGTGAAGCTCAATTGATCGCAGAGGCTTACGGTATCGATGCAATGTCACCGATCCCGCTAGGCGCTTATCCGAAGGGAGTTTATGTAGATGGCAGTCGCACAAAGGAGCCGTCGTATTCAAGCTCGACGACGCGTAATAGTCGCTCAGCCCCCGACATCTCTAGGCTCCCAACCCACAGCCAGAGACAGGCTGCTCAGTCGGCTACGATCAGGCGTAAAGGATATCCACGAGCAGATATCAATCGATCGTCGCGAAGCAGTAGCTTCGTTTAAGAACATCCGACTATTCAGAGACTATGCAATGGGTCGGCAGGAAACGACTTTGACGCTAGACCAACAGGGTATGCTAGCTGGCGTCATCGGCAACGATTACTGCGACAACGTTTGCGGTCAGGTGCTCACAGAGCACGCGGGTAGGTTGGAGCTTGAACGGATAACCTGCGAGGATGACACCGTGCAGAAGTGGATCGATGACTTCTGGCAGCGGATCAAGATGGACGACATACAGCAGCGCACCCACCATAATTCCATCCGCGACGGTAATTACTGTCTGATGGTCGACTGGGACCCCGACAACAAGAAGATTGTCATCCATCGAGAGCAATGGTGGGACGGGTACCGTGGTGTATTCATAGGGTATGACACCTACGGTAACATGCTGTACGCCGTCAAGGAGTGGGATGACCCGCTATTCGGGAAACGTCGCGTCGTCTACTATGACGGCGCTCTTGAACGTTATGCAGGAGCTAACGGGAGCGACCTGTGGGTTCCGTTCTTGTTACCGACCGACCCGATACAGGGCCTTGAACCAGGCCCCCAGGCTCCAGGGTCAGAGCCTCTGACAATCCCTTACACGGACATGGATGGCAACCCAATGCACATCCCGTTCATCCATTTCCCCAACCTGTCTGACGAGTTTGAGAACTACGGTTCCTCGATACTCGACGGCGGGTTAATCGGCGCTCAGGATCAGATCAACGACATCCAGTACGATATTCAAGCTGCTGCTCGCATGACGGGCTATCAGCGTACGTGGGGTCGAGGATACAAGCTCCAAAAGATCAACAACAAGACGGTCAAACCAAAGACCGGTCCCGGCGTGTTCTACCATGCAGAGGAACCGACAGCGGAGTGGGGGGTGTTAGCCCCTGGCAATACTGACAGCTTGATCGGCGTCTACAAAATGAAGGTTGAGAGCTTCTGTCGGGCCACAGGCACTCCGCTACACTCAATCACTGGCAATTGGCCCAGTGGCGAGGCCGTCTACAAGATCGAGACCCCGATACGCAACCGAACTAAGTCTCGGCAGAAGCGGTTCGCACCGTGTTGGGTTGAGGTCGTTCATCGGTGTATAGAGATTGCTAATCTTTTCCAGAGAGAGGCGCTTGACGAACAAGCAATGCTCACCGCAGTCTACGCGGATGCTGGCGACCGCGATCCGCTGACGGTTGAAATGGCTAACCTGTCGTTCTGGCAAGCTGCTGAGGCCGCAGTCGCTGCGGGTATGCCACTTGAGACCTACATGCGCGAGAGCGGATGGGGCGAGGATCAGATAAAGGGTCTGTCGACTGACATCGCTAATGATATCAAACGTCGACAGGCTGACTTGTTAGCTACAGGAGGTGCTGGTAGTGGTAATCAGCCTACAGACACACCAACCGGGCCAACAGACCCTCAGCCAAGAACCCCAAACCCAACAAAGCCTTCCCCGGCAGCAGTCTCGAAAGCGCGTAAGCAAGGGTAGGCCGTTACAGTGGTCAGACACTGATAAACAGTTCTTGGCTTCGATAGATGACCAGGACATAGTTACTGCGAAGCAATTCTACCGGGACATTGCTCCACGAGGCTCAAAGACCCTCCTTGACGCGGAGGTGAAGTGATGCCCCGGTTCTCGTACAGTACGGCTAGCAAACGCTACCACGATGATGTCACAGGAAGGTTTATCGGCAGGGTAGCTGTACGGAACATGCTGGATGACATAACCGATCACTCAGCAGACCGAATGAAGTCGTGGACTGATAGCCTACGATCAAGTCAGATGTCAATACCCAAGTGGCAGGAACTGATGGCAGCAGAAATCAAGATGCTGCACATGTCTTTCGCAGCCGCCGCGAATGGCGGGTGGGACCAGATGACATCGGATGATTGGGGGAGGGTCAGCGACTACGTATCGGAACAGTATGGCTACCTTCAAGGCTTTGCTGAGGACATATACACTGGCGCACAGGCGTCGAATGGCACAATGGCTGTGAGGGCCACATTATATGCAGACGCGGCTCGCGTTACCTACGAGAACGAGCGCCGGATACTCGAAGTGAAGTCGGGGTCTACCGAGGAGAAAAACCTGCTCGGAGGGTCTGACCACTGCCCTGACTGTGTTGAACAGACACTGGCAGGTTGGGTTCCGATCAATAGCTTAATACCTATGGGTGCTCGATCCTGCGTCAGCAGATGCCGTTGTACCATTATTTACCGCGAAGGCCCTAATGACCAATTAGGGTCTGCGATCGATTAAAGGAGCAAAGACAATGAGACACTTTCGAACAGGTATCGGTGACTGTAACTATGGCATCTACCGCAAGCCCGAGGACGGTGGAGGCTCTGGTGGTGCTGGCGGGGGCGGTGGCGAAGGCGGCGGTGGAACAGGCGATGGTTCCGGCACCGGTGGAGGCGCTGGCGGCGGCGACACAGACCCGCTCGCCGGTCTCGACGAGAAGGGGAAGGCCGCGCTCGATGCCAAGATAGCAGAGGCTACGGCCAAAGCTACCGAGGAAGCGGTCGCCAAAGCCAAGTTGGAGTTTGCCGATCAGCAGAAGAAGGAAAAGGCTGCTGCGGATCGAGCGGCGGCGAAGAAGAAGGCCGAGGAAGAGGGCAACACTGCCGAAACCCTACGGCTCGCAAACGAAGAGAAGCAAGCGGCAATCGACGAAGCCAACCGCGTCAAAGCCGAGGCCCAGGCCACAAAGGATGAGGCCACGAAGATGCGGATTGCCGCCAAACACAAGCTTCCCGACGGCTGGCATCAGCGTATGTTAGGGACCAATGAAGCCGAGTGGGAAGCCGACGCCGCTTCACTTGCGAAGGGAATGCCCACTCCGCAGGGTCCCAACATGGAAGGGGGCAACCAGGGCAAAGGCACCAAGGAGGAACAGGAGAAGTCCGCGAAAGATGCGGTCAGCTTCGCATCCAGCATGGTCTAATGCCGACCAACAGAGGCTAACGCCTCAAAATCTACCTGCAAAGGAAGGACAACTACATGGCAGAGATCGTAAAGTCTGCGGGTGGGGCTTCGTTGGCGACACCGACGCCCTCGACCAACCACATGATCGGCCCTGACCTCATCGCCGGTGAGGACATTCAGGCAGCCGATGCTTGCTATATCATGAATACGGCAGCGGGTTCGCGCGTCATGCGTGCACTCGAAGATCAGACCGGCACCACAGCGGCTGTTAACGACGTTCAGACGATGAGCCAACCGGAACAGCCGAACGGTCTGGCAAACGACGGTTCGTATACACTGAGCTACCTCGGAGCGTTCACAGCGCCTTTGACGGTGGCAAACACGAACGCCGATGTCCAGACAGCCATTACCGGTCTGGCAACAACCGGGGCCGGGACCTGGACGGTGAGCGGGAACTTCCCGAACTTCGTGTTCACAGCCGCTGGTAGCTTCGCTGGCAAGGAGCTTGAGCAGATCGGCGTTCAGTCGTCACTGTTCAACACTGCTCAGCCTTCGACAATCCTGCCGTTGCAGATCACGCACACAACGGTCGGTCAGCCGGTCGGCGCATCCGGCGCTGAGCAGAAGCAGAGCCGCGTTCGCGGATGGGCACCAATCAAGGTGCGCAAGGGCAACCCGATTACACTGTACGATGCCGTCATTTTCGGCTACAGCGATCAGTTGCTTGTACCGGGAACCGACTACTACCTGTCATCCACTGTTCCGGGTGGCATCACCGACACATCGACACTGACCGGACAGAAACCGATCGCGATGGCGATGGACAGCGAACGGCTCTACGTGTTCGCTATCAATTAGTAGCTCACCCCGGCTACTCATAGACTGATAACCCGTAGAGGTTAAGGAAGGTATAGGTAACATCGACGATGGCCTTAACAACGTTTGGCACACTAACATCGTTTCAGACCCTTAAAGCGAACACGCAGACCATTGCGCAATTTGGGGAAGATCGCGCATGGGATGGGATCGCAAGCGCTCTGAACGCATGGAACCGACAGGTCGACCAGGTAATGGGCGATCTCGTATACAAGACTACACAGCGTATGCTTCGCTATGGTGGCGGCGGTAAGTCCCGACCGCAGCGCATGGACGAAATGGGTACGCCGAACGTGCAGAAAACCCTACAGGGTTCGCCGGTCGGCTTCCCGCTTCATGCATGGGGTGAAGCTCTCGGCTGGAACCGTCTGTACGTTCTCAACCGCCGAACCAACGAGTTCGCCGCCCAGATCCAGAACCTGATGACGGGCGACATCCAGAACATGCTCCGTGAGTTCAAGATGGCAATCTTCATGGGGGTCAACAGCAACTTCGTGGACTACCGGGTCGACCAGGTATCCAGTATGTTGCCGATCCCCCTCAAGGCGCTGTTAAACGCTGATGGTGCAGTGATCCCGCCGGGACCCAACGGCGAGACATTCGACCCGCACACCCACACTCACTACCTCGCAACCGCTGTGTGGACAAACTCTTGGTTGCAGGGTCTGTTGGAGACCGTCATCGAGCACTTCAATGAAGGTCAGCCGATGATAGTCATCAACCGAGCGGATGAGAGCAACGTGGAGGCCCTTGAGGACTTCAAGCCGCTCACATACGTTCAGACCCGGCTCTCGGAGACGCAGGAATACGGCGTCGGCAACATCGATCCGCTCAAGCTGTACAACCGGCAGATCGGATGGTTCCGTGGTGCGCAGGTTTGGGTCAAGCCGTGGATGATCGCGAACTACGTGTTCGCATACATGGCGAACGGTCCCGACAAGCCGGTGGCAATGCGTATCCGTGGCGACCAGCCCGACGGAGGCAACGCTCTCGATGGCGCGGGAGACTTCGTTATCACCTACGAGGACGAGCGTCATCCTTTGCGGGCACGCGGCTACGAGCGCGAGTTCGGCATGTCGGTATACAATCGAGCGAACGGCGCTGTCGGCTACATCGGCGGCGACGGAAGCAAGTACGTGCAGCCCACGATCCCTGCGATCGGCAGCTAACCGTTACCTACTTAACCTCTACGAGATAGGCCCTGCTAGGGGTAACGGGGCCAATCTCATTTCCAGAGAGATAAGGAAACTTACATGGCAGCAAAAGCCCAACAGGGATCGACAAGCCCTGACGAAACACAGGATGACGGTCAGTCTCCGATGCCGTCGTCTCCAACGAGCGTTCGGTTTCGCAGACCGGCCAAAGCGCTTCGCGGCCTTGAACGGCTCCTACAGGTCGGTGGCTACGACCCGAAGGATGACTGGGATGTACCGCACTCAGGGACTGTTGGCGTCGATGGACGACCGCAGTACGACAAGTCGCCGCATCGAGGAGCCGCAATTCAGACCCTCGAAGGCACTGTCGTCAACCATAAGGGCCGTCCGATCGACGAGAACGGTCGGGTCATCGATCCCGACAAATACGACAGTGAGGACAGTCTGTACGGCTAGTTCTCAGTCGCTGACACTTTCTGGGGGTAGACAATGCAAGCTACGATGAGCCAGCGCATGACGTACTCGCTCGATCTCGGATCAGCGTTTACCGTGAGCAGCGCTAACCTCAACATTACGAGGCCGGATGGCGTCGTCAACAATGCTGCGGTCACTGTCACCCCCGGAGGGTCGGCTAATCCTCAGCTACTCGCTGCAATGTACACACCGGTTATCGGTGGCTTACACAAAGGTATCTGGCAACCAACTGTCAGTTCCGTACAGCTTTCGTATCCATTTCAGTTCTGGGTTGTCTGGACAGCAGTCTATGATAATATCAGGACTTTGCTAGGTTTGACACCTACCTCTCTCCCCGATGCCAAGATCGACTTCGAGTTTTTCAACGTGTACACATGGATCAAAACCTTTGCGACCATCAATGACTACTACACGTTGAATACTTCGTACCAGGCCGGGATAGACCAGGGCATGTCTCTTCTAGTAGCCTCTGTGCTCCGTCCCTACATCGGCGGCAAACGTCCGACCGGCGAAATCATCCTGTACAAAAAAGGCACCACTACAACCCAGTTCAGCACATCGGGCGCAAAGGCTGGCTACCCATTAGAGCAGCAGTGGTGGGAACGTGGCATGTCTATATTGGAGAGCCTTATCCCAGAGATTGCGGGAGCCGCTGCAATGGATCGCTCGGGTGACGAAATAATGACCCGAGGTGATTACGCATTCGGCAACCTGCATCCGAAGGGTGAATGGGTCGTAGGGTCTATGCAGGGCTACGACGGGTACAGAAATGGTCCCTGGTCGCCTGACGGCAACCAAGAAGATACCTGGGGGTGGTAGCTATGAGCAGCTTCTGGTCCGAAGGGTTCCTCGCGGACATGGCTGCGCTAAACATGCTCTCATTCGATGATACCTTGACTTGGTACCGGCAGAGCAAGGTCTCGAATGGACAGGGCGGCGACCGCGTATCCTTGACAGTCGCAGGGACTGGTATACCGTGCAGGGTCGACGATGAAGTCAATGGCCCGTATCCTCAGCGTTCGAAAGACAACATCGACGTTGACCGTATCGAGCGTACCATCTACATACCCAAGACCTATGCAATAGCGATAGGCGATCAGGTCTCGGTAGTAGGAGGCAACCCATCAGGGACTGCTATAACCTACCGTGTGCTCGATAACACGCTTGAGACAGACGAGACCGACATCGCCTTGCTTGTGGAGGTTGTAATATGAGCCGAACAACCCTCAACCTCGATGGTCTAACGAAGATGAGGGCTAAGCTCAAAACGGCCATCAGGACCGCAGTGTACGAGACCGCTGAGATAATCAGAGAGGATGCTAAGGCACGAGCGCCACGAGATACGGAGGCCCTTGCTGAGAGCATATACGTAACAACCACTGCTAGCTCTGACTATAATCAATGTCGAAGCAATGCCGAGAGCAAGTTCAACTCAGCCCGGTCTAGCGGAAAGACGCCCAAAGGTCGCCGCATAGGACCCAACGAGACGTTGGACATGATCGAGGAGACGCGACCCGAGGACCCTGATGAAGCATGGGTCATATGCGGGGTTGCGTACGGCAACAACATTGAGAACAGTGCGACCAACCCACAGCCTTTCATAACTCCCGCTGTTATGGACAACAAGCGGACGCTGACAGACAAAATCAGGAAGGCTATGGACGGCCTATCTGTTAAAGGCAAGATTACAAGGAGGTAGCAGTGAATGAGCTAAGTACATTGGCGAAGTATATCTATCACCAATGCATTGATGACACTCACTGGGCAGCGACTTACGGTACCAATTTCCGAGAGGAGAACATACCGGAAGGAACTAGCGTTACAGCCCCTATGGGTGTCTTTAGGATGATACATAGCACGGACTACAGAGGAAACTTTGGGTACCGATTTTACAGTGAGGGGGTTTACCAGATAAAGGGCGTGGTCGAGGGCAGCGACTTTAGCCTACTCGCAGACATGGCGAACACAATTGATCGTCTATTCGATTGGCAGAACCAGATCGACCCGAGCGCCGGTAGGCCGAAGTCTCAGCAGGTGTGGATAGACCCTGATGATGACACAGTTCAACTGATGATAATGTCCATCGTCCGTAAAAATCCGATCAAGTATCCGACTTTCGCAGACGCTGTTAACTACTGTCATCTCGGTGGAGATTACGAAATCTGCTACTACTTAATGTAGGAAGGAGCCTATAGATGTCTAACGTTGCCTTTGACCACGGATACGGCATGGTAAGTGCTGTATCTGGTACAGGTTCAGGAAACATCGGAAGCATCGCCATGTCGGGAACGTCTGGCGTGCTACTTGTATGGGTCGTGAACAACAACTCCTCAGCGGCTGCGTCCGGGTCTACAGCGCCAAGTGCTAGCGGGTTTACCGGCGGTACTGTCAACAATGGCGGCTGGACAAAGATCAAGACCCAGGCTGATGGCACATACACTATGGACTTGTGGGCTACCACATGGTCCGGTGGTGCTCTCGCGGCAGGTACCATAACAATATCGTCAATGCCCACCAACACCTCACAGTGGGTGATGCGTGTTCAGGGTTTCCAGAATGCCACAGCGAATGAGACCCCTACCTCAGCAGTTCAGCACGCACAGAATGGAAGTTCTCCGTCTGTAACTACCGGGGCGGCTAACGACTTCGTAGCATCGTCGGTATTCTTCTTCGCTGGTCCGGTTGCATCCCCGGCAGCAGGGGCAGGTTACACCCTAGACGCAGCCAGTACCGGTGCTATTGGCACCTATGGTGTGCTTGCTCTTGAGTACGCAAACGCTGTAACCTCAAGTTCGGGTACTGTTGTAACCCCCGGATGGACTTCGGAGGGCGGTACACCTAACCCCGGCATCGCAATGACTGTAGCCCTTGTCGGTGCGTCTGCTCCGACCGCTCCTGCCGCTCCTACCGCTGGTACCGTAGCTACGACTAGCATCCAGTTCAACCCCGGTGCGCTTACCTCGGGTGCTACGTCGTGCAACATCCAAGTTACCACAGCCGCTGACACCACGTTTGCTTCTGTCGTAACTACCCTAACGGGCGCTACTGCATCTAGCATGAACAGCCTAACGGGGCTGACAGCCGGTACGGACTACATTGCACGTACACAGATGGTCAATGCGAACGGTACCACAAATGGTCCTGCAACCGCGACGATCCGTACACTGTGCAACGCACCGACCGGGTTGGTAGCATCAGCCGTAGCAAACTCTGCGAACCTGTCGTTAGCGTGGACATCGACCACGGGCGCGACGGGGTACAACATCCTTCGATCAACCACGAATGGATCGGGGTACTCGCAGATAGGTACCAGCGCTACTAACAGCTTCACCGACAACACCGGGTTAGCCGCCAATACGAACTACTACTACGTGGTTCAGGCCACCAACGGTTCCGGTGCGTCGGCAAACTCAGCGCAGGGTACGGGTGTCTCACTGACCCCACCGGCAGCACCAACTAGCCTAGTAGCTACGCCCGGTAACAACCAGGTGTCGTTGACGTGGACAAACGCAACCGGTGCTGTATCAGTGAATGTTAAGCGGTCGGCAACGATCGGCGGTACGTACACCACGCTAGGCGCTGGCGCTGCATTCGTAGGGCAGACGTTTGTGGATGCAACGGCTACGAACGGCAATACATACTACTACGAAGTCAGCAGCATCAACAGCGCTGGCAACGAAGGCCCCAACACAAGCACCTCGGGGGCTGAGTACGTAGGTAGCCCACCGCCAACCGGAGTGACAAACACTCAGGTAGGTACTAAGGTGACTGTGGCGTGGACTGCACCGTCCGGTGGCCCATTCCTCGGCTACAACATCTACCGGCTTAACTCGACAAGCCACAACGGGGTAGCTCAACGCAAAAACGCGCAGCCATTCGCGTACGTAGCGTGGGGTACAACGTCATTCGATGACAACTCGATGGTGTCAGGTATGACGTACAACTACTATGTGGCGACCGTAGCCACTTTGGGCGGCTTAACGCTCGAAAGTCCGCTGACCGGCCCTGGTAGCACCATTACTACCACGTAGCCCAAAGCAGCTATCAACCTCTAAGAACAGGAGAACTTGGATCGATGGCAACAAACATGCTTATCGGTAAGAAGCTACGTGGGTTTCAGTTTGGACTTGAGACCACAGGTGGGACCATCGTAGCGGCTAACAAGGCGTTCAAGAACGCCACCTTCACCAACAAGCGTCAGAACAACGTCAAGAAGGCAGACGCTGAGGGCCACAAGTCGGCTATCGGACAGCAGCGAGGCAAGCGCTGGTCGGAATGGAAGATGACCGGCGCTCTCGGCTACAACATCATGGCGTACTTTGGGGCTTTTCTCTTCAACGCCGCATCAGGGGCTGCACCGACAAACCCTGCGACCGGTGCGTACAAGTACACGTACGCAATGCTCCCGACAACGGTTGACACGCCGCAAACGATCTCGTTTGAGTACGGCAACAACCAGGGTGAGAACAGCAAGTTCGGTTTCGGCACAATGACGGACCTCACAATCCATATCAGCGACTCAATGGCTGACTACGACTGTGCAGGGTTCGGGCAGTACCCAACGAAGCCGATCACAATGACCAGCAGCCCGACGATGATTTCGCCGGTCCTGGTCAACATGCTGGACTGCCGCGTAAACTACGCGACTACCTATGCGGGTCTGTCAGGCGGTAAGCTGCTGACGGCGAAGGATATCGAACTCTCCGTCAAGGCGAAGTACCGCTCGCAGATCTTCATCGACGACGCCACAAGCAGCATCGGCGGCATCCTTGAGAAGATCCCGGATTGCTCTTGCAAGCTAATAGTCGCTGAGGGTACGGAGAGCGATTACTTCCTCAACAACCTGGAAGCAAGCACGCAGAGCTACTTACAGCTACAGGCTACCGGCCCTATCCTGGCATCGGGTTCCCCGAACACGTACAACTCGATCAAGTATGGGTTCTCACTGTTCACGAGCAACGAGGACGAGACCGACAGCGACGAACTGTTCGCAGGGTCTTACGACTTCTACACCGGCGAGGACACGACCAACAACGACATCAACCTCGAAGTCATCTGTGGTCTCGCAACACTGTAATACCTCTCTTCCCAGAGAGTAGTCGGGCCACCCTCACAGACCTTGTGGGGGTGGTCTTTATCCATGAAAGGTAACATTAGGGGCAACCAATGAAAACACAGTCAAAACCAACTATGGTATTCCCGAAGCACAATCGCGGGGATGTCAAGGCTCGCGCAGTCGAGAAGGTAGGACCCGTACCTATCTACCTCGACACGGAGGCTCGCGGCGACGACGGCGAGCTTATCATGGAGCCGTACATAAACGATGTGGGCGAAGAGGATGAGCGGCAGCAGCGCGAGGCCGATCCGTTCTGCTACTGCTACTTCTGGAAGAACACCCTCAATCCGAAGAACGAAGATCTTCTCGCCAACCTGAACAACAGCCCCGAGATGACCACGCTTCGACGGGCCGCAACACAGTGCGAGATGTACGTCTCGGATTGGGACCTGACGAACGATGGCAACCCGATCCCGATTGAGGTCGAGGCCATCATCGCGGCCGGTGTGGACGCTGGCGTCCTATGGAGGATCATTGAGCGCTTCAATGATATGAACCGGCCCCCTTTGGAAGTGAGAAAGAAATTGCGAAGTTCTATCTCACGAAAGGTATCAACGGACGATACTGCCGAGAGTACGGAATAATCAAAGCCTGTCAGGTTCTCAATTGCACTCCGTGGGAACTTGAAGCAGCGCCGAGAGGTTCGTATTGGCGGGATTGGGCAATCATTTTCGACAAGGCTAACAACCTAATCGAGAAAGCTTTGCTCGATCGTCCAAGAGGCCGAAGATAGCTCGCAATGACTGAGACCTTGGAGAGAAAACTATGGCTAGCACAATTGCAGAATTGAAGGCGGTAATCAGCGCCGACACAGCAGCCTTAGACGCACGTCTCTCTAAGGTCGAAGTTCAGATGAAGCAGACGCAAGCCATGATGGAGAAATCCGCAGAGGCTATGAACGGAGCCTTTACACGGGCTGCGTCTGCTTCCAACAGAACCATCGAGGAAAGTTCTGCCCGTGCACAGCGAGCAGCAATGAACCGCACGCAGTACGAGTACCAGATGGGGCAGAAGTCAGCCGATGATTTCAAGAAGTTTTTGCAACAGCGTATGCAGTCGTTCGAAGCCTACACATCGGAGTGGAAGGCTGCTGCTACGCAGATGGTCTCTCTGGAAAGAGAACTTACTTCTCAGCGTCTACGGTCTGACCAACAGGCTAACCGAGAGATGGCTGAGGCAAAGCGACAGGCAGATGCCGAGCGCATAGCGTCTGAACGTAAGTTTCAGGAAGAGTACACGGCTCTGCTAGCGGAAGAGGAAGCAGCAGCGCGATCGGTCGAGAAGGCCCGAGCAGATGATGCGAAGGCCACCGACCTTGCCAACAAGCAGAAGCAGGAGTCGTTAGCAAACCTTGCGAAGTTCGAATACGAGAACGGCAACCTCAGTGCGGAAGCATATCAAGTCTTTCTCCAGAGAAGGATGTCAGCGTTTGCCATATACACAAACGAGTGGAAGGTTTCCTCTCGTGAACTGGTAAATCTTGAAAAGGGAATGCTTGCCGAGCGCGAGGCGGCGAACGCTGAGTACGAAGCTTCGATAAACGCACAGGTGAAGGAAGCTCTTGCCGAGCGTGCAGCGATCGAGCGCGAGATGACGGCAATCCTCGCAGAAGAGGATGCAAAGCGCCTAGCAGCCAATCGCGCGTCCGTGGAAGAGTACGTAGCCGAACAGCAAGCAGCGGCAGAAGCTACGACGGCTCGATGGCAAGCGGTAGGTAGCGCCCTTAGCAACACAGCAGCCCTTATAACAGGCATAGAGGCTGTTACTGCTGGTATGTATGCCGGGTTCGAAGCCAAAACAACTGCGGTCGCCAACAATACGTTGATGACCAACGCTCAGTTGAAGGAGATGCAGCAAGTAGTTCTGTCCACTGGCAAAGCAACAGGGGCTGAGCTTGACGACATTTCCGACGGGTACATGAGGATTGCCAACCACGCCTACAAGGGCGCGGAAGCTCAGAACATTCTCATGGTCGCATCTAAGGAAGCGATCTCTACACAGTCAAAGGTTGATAGTACCGCAAACGCTCTTGCCGGAACCATGCATGTCTTTCACATCAAGGGTGGGGAGGCTGCAAACACTATGAACCTGATAGCGATTGCTGCTGCTCGCGGCAACTCGACTATTCAGGAGTGGACAGACAACACCGGCAAAGCAACAGGAATGGCGGCTAACTACGGTGTTCAGCTTGCAGACGTCGAAGCGGCTCTGTCTGCTCTAACACAGCAGAAGTTCTCAACCTCTGAGGCCAACACGCAGGTAACTAACCTGCTCAACCACATTGCCAATCCAACAGCGGAAGCCCGAAAGAACATCGAGCTACTTCAAGCCCGTGCGAACAGCATGGGTATTGATCTCGTTAAGGACTTCTCGTCATCAGGTTTGGCTGGTCGTGGGTTATACGGTGTCCTGTCGGATATCAAACAGGTTACGGGTGGTAACGCAGAGGCTGTCAACTCGCTGATCGGAGCTATGCGTGGCGGCATTGGTGCTATGGCTTTGATGAAGTCAGGCGCTAAGGACTACCACGACGCTCTTGTGCTGACAACCAAAGCACAGAAGGGGCTAGCAGACACTACAGTTGACCAGCGCTTCGATCGAGCTATGCAAGCTGGACAGAACCAGTGGAAGCAGTTCATTCGAACGATCCAGGTAGAGTTCATGCCGGTTGGCGAGCGTGCGATGAAACTGTTCATCACATGGATGCCGACAATAAAGCGGATAGCAGACGCTGTGCTAACAGCTATGGAAGCATTCCAAAAGCTTCCTCAGCCTGTACAGTCCGCGGTCACAGCGTTTGGTGCTCTATCTATCGTAGCCAAACTGGGCATCGACTTCTTGAGGTTCTTCGGGGCTACAGTTAAGGTAACAGACGGTGCGAGGTTCTTGATTAAGGCCCTCGGACCCGGCGAAGGCTTGCTGTGGGCGTTCCGAGGTGCAGCAGGAGCCGGTACTGGCTTTGGTGCATCGTTGGCTGAGCTATCCCTGGCAGGTACAGGACCTATCGCAATCCTCGTGCTAGCTGTAGCGGGACTTGCGTTCGAACTGTACAAGCTCAAGGGCGCATATGATGACATGCGTTCTGCCCAGGACCAGGCCGCTAAGTCTGCACAGAACTTCGCAAACGCTGAGGCCCAGGCAGCAGCGTCCAGCGCTAGCGGGGCTGCGGTCGTTGCAAAGCTCAAGGTATCCACAGAGATTGCAGATCTACAAGGGGCATTGCAGGATGCATGGGGCCATTGGAACCCAGGCATAGGCGGCAAGGCAAGACAAGCTAACCGAGATATCTTCGCTTCCGATGCTCTCAAGTCGCAGGGCTACGATACGTCTAACCCGAACTACAGTACAGAGAGCGGGATGCGAGCTAGGTTAGCAGCCCTTGAGGCTTCTCTACCTGTTCTGACTAACTACCTACACGATCAGGCTAAGCTAACAGCCGAGCAGCGGCGTGCAGCCGTAGGTAGCGGCCATTATGACCCGAAGGTAGTTCCTACTTACGTACAGTCGATGATGCAAGATCTCGGCAAGTACATAGGCAGGGACTGTGCGGGGGAACTGACCAAAGTATTAGGAGCTAGTGTCTCATCGTTTGACACACGTGCAAACAGAGTAGGCCCTGATGCTTCCGGCAACTACCCCGAAGGTACCTTGATGCACGCGGCTCCTGGCGATAGGTATGGTCGTGGGCATTTCTGGGCAGTACACTATGAGAATGGGGCTGCCCATCGACTAGAAAGCAACATCGAGAACCCGCAACACCGGAATACTCGAAACCCCGACTATGTGTCGGATGACAGGGTGCTATCGAAGGCTGATATAGCAGCAGCGACATGGGGCGGCTACACACATGCGTTCATGCCGGGGGGCGGTGGAGGTAGTAATGACGGAATACCGTACATGCCACCTACTGCCACCAACGGTGGAATAACACATGCCGATATGCAGACAATGGCTGATAGGGCCAAAGCTGCTAAGGAAGCCGCCAAACAGGAAGAGGCTGAGCGCAAGGCTGCTCAGAAGAGGTACAAAGAAGAGATCGATAGTCTGCACATGATTATCAGTCTCAAGGCAAAGAAAGAGGATCTTGACACCAATAACGAGGTCGAGAAAGCTAGACAGCTTCTAGCAGAGCCAACAAAGCTAGGTCTAATAAAGGATACGAAGCAGCGTGAAGCTCTACTAAAGCTCGCAGCCCAGGCCGATGTTGCTGAGCACGCAGCGTACGTCAAAGCTCTTGTAGACAAGATGAACGACCAGGTAGCCGTAGCCTCTAAGAGCTATCTGGAACAGCGTGCAATTCAGAACGTTGGCGGTCTCGATAAATGGAACGCTCTTGGAACGGTACCCGGTGCTCAGAAGTCCTACATGGGTGCGATCCAGGCACAGGAAGATACGGCAGCAAGGTTCAAGGCTGTCAAAGACTTACAGGATCTGGCGTTCGCTCAAAAGATCGCTGGCGATGAAGTCAAGAAGGCAGCGGTTGAAGCCGAGGGCGGTGCGGAGAAGTGGGGTCTGCTGGATGACGCCACTAAACGCACAGTCCTCGATACCGAGCGTCAAGTGCTGGCAATGGGCCAACTAGACAGCATGGTATCTTCCTTCCAGAGAAAAGCGGACGAAAGTACGCAGCCTAAGAGCAACACAGCCTCTGCGATCGCACAGATCAACGAGCTAGTACGTAAAGGTATCATCAAGGACCCGGCAACACTGAGAAATCAGATGGGACCGCTAAGCCGCAACGACCAGGCCGATCTCGACAAGACTAATCAGGCAATGAAGGCGGCTGGTCAAGCTGACCAGGGTGATGCCGATACGTTCTTGAAAGCTCAAGGACGCTCACTTGACGATAAGTGGGAGCAGTACCAGCAGAAGATCTCTGAGAAGTATTTCCCGAGTTTCGCTAATGCGCGGCAAGCAGCCCTTGATAAGTGGAAGAAGGATAACTTCGATGCGATAGACAACATACTGCAACATGGCACAGACGCTGAGAAGGAAAAGCTCAACGTCTTTGAAGATCGCATCAAGAAAGAGGCTCAGGACGAAGAGAACGCTGAGAGCGCACAGTTCCTAGTCGACCAGCGACGACAGCTACAGGCCAAGTCGTTGGAAAGCCAGAACGCAATCGCTGACATGTACAACGCACCCATGAAAGCTGTGCACGACTGGGAAGCTGCAAACGCAGAAGCCCTGGCACGTATACGAGCAGATTGGGGAGATGTCGGTCAAGCGGCTATCAAGGCTTACGAGGATGAACTGAAAGCTCAGACTGTTCAGCAGCAAGCCCAGGCAACAAGGCAGAAGCAGATCGAGGACTACGCAAACACTGCTAAGCAGTTGATGGATGCTAGTGATAAGCCTAACAGCTTGCAAGCATACATTGACAGTTTCAAGCAGCTACAGCAGATCGGCGTCGACGAACAAGGCCGACCGGTGTTCGACTTCGTTCTGCCACCTGGGTTTGACACGGACTTAGCAAAGGCTAATTTCCAGCTACAGAAGCAGCTAGACCTTCGCAAGAAGATCTCCGACATGATGTCGCAGGGTACACAGGCTTTGGCACAGGGGTTTATGAATGGGCTTAACAGTGCGTTCAATCCTGACCCACAGCAGAGAGGGAGCTTGCAGCAACAGAAACTTGAACAGCAGAACGAATACATGCAGTACCAAGTAGCTGAGCAACAGTTCAAGAACCAGTACCCTAACGATCCTAACGACCCATACATCCAACGGCTACAGCAGATACAACAGCAGATCGACCAGACCAACAAGAAAATCAGTGGAATGGGTAACAACCTTTCCAATGTATTCACTCGGTTGTTCAAGAGCATCTATGACAGCTTCACTCAGACGCTGACAAAGATGGCAGAAGAGTACCTTCAATCACAGATATTGAAGTACCTTTCGCGACAGATAGGTACCGGCTCTGGTTTCACTAGTGGTGGCTCTAACTGGGCTAGCACACTCACAGGGATTATCAGCACCGGTCTAGGCTTCCTTTCCCTCGGGAAAGGAGGGGGCGGCGGTGGGGGAGGGTCTGCCCCTACCCAATCCCCCGTCGCCACACCTGCCCCTAGTGCACCTGTTGTGTACTATGCAGCCGAAGGCGGTCGCGCTATCCCAGGCGTTCCGACCTACGTAAACGACAATGAGGTACTAATCCCTGACGGACCCGGAATGATTGTGCCTCTTGGTAAACTAAAGAACAAGAACGGCGGCGGGGCGTGGACAGGTGAGAGTGGAGGGTCACAGACTGTGATCAACCAGAACTTCCATATTACGACACCCGACGTTCGCGGTTTCCGACAGTCCAAAGCATCCATGATGCAGGATGCTCGACGTGCGATGAAAACGATAAGGTAGGTATCAGTCCATGTCTACACCTGGGTTTCTTGAGATACAATTAGACCCTCTACTCGATTGGGGAACTAAAGGTGGTCTCAGTTACAACACCACGGTTGTAGCAGGGATTGCGCACGGACCCGAAAGCCGCTTCCCGATGCAGAGCCGAGGTTACTGGAAACTATCGATCAACCTGACTACCAAGTCAAAGAATGCGATGAAGGTAATCTCGGCTCACTTTGCCGCTGCTCAGGGTAAAGCCTGGGGTTGGCGGTTTCGCAATCTTCGCGAATACTTCACAAGCACTGATAACGGGCAAACGTTTGCCTCGGAAAGTCTACCTCTGTACACTTCCGGCACCACTATGCAACTCTATCACCAGAGAGTATACGCCGGGAGAACAGAGACTGTGCCTATCCGCAAACCGGACATGAACAGCGCTGGCGGTACGACCGGCACCGGTGCAACTCCATTCCACCTATACCGAGACGGCAGTTCAACGCCGTGGCCTAGCTCTGGTAATTGGAGTTTGGATGTGACCACAGGGATTGTTACCTTCAACACAAACCAAGTCGGGCATACATTCGCGTGGGACGGCTATTGGGACACGCCTATGCGCTTCGATGTCGATGACCAGACAGCGGCATGGAGCGACTTCGATGTCATGGACTGGGATAGCATCAATATATTGGAGGTCCCGGTATGAGAAACATAAGCGTGGCCCTCGACGATTATCTACAGTCACCGCCATCCCCAGTAGCTGTGCTCATAAAGGTTAGTAGGGTCGATGGCGTGACAATGGGGTTCACCGATTGGGATCTCCCGATAACATACAGCGGGTTAGAGTATCAGCCCAACAGTGTGACACCCGCAGCCCCTAAGACCAATGCTGACCTGACTACAGACCAGACCGACATGACATTCGCGATCGACAGCACGTACATTCTCGAAGAGGATCTGGACGGTGGGCGCTATGACTACGCAGACATTACGATCATGCGTGTCAACCCCAACGACCTAACGATGCTGCACATAACGGATATCAAAGGCACTACCGGGCAAGCCGACTACGGCGACGGTCAGGCTCAGTTGGCAATTAACTCTCTGGGACAGAAGCTTAACCAACAGATAGGCGATGTCATCACTCCGCTGTGCCGAGTTAACCAGTTGGGTGACAGCCAATGTAAGGTTAACATGACGGGCTTTCGTCACTCGGCAACAGTGGCTACAGTGGTCGACGTGCGTACCCTGATATTCTCCGATAGCAACATTACCGGGTACTACGACTACGGCATGGTTAGGTTTGGCACCATTGGTGGCGGCGGTGGTTTGAACCATGACATTAGCATGGAAGTCAAAACCTCAACCTCTGACGGCCACGGTAACATGACGATCGTGCTGCAAGAGCCGACAAAGTTCACAGTGATTGTGGGCGATGCAGTCGTGCTCGAAGCTGGCTGTGATAGGAACCCACTAACATGCAGGAGCAAGTTCAACAACTTAGTGAACATCCACTCGGAGCCGTACGTACCGGGCAACGACTACCTAGCTACGACGGGAAGGCCACCATCGTAACAGTCGCTGAGATGACCACGGCGATACGTAGAACGCTAGGCACTCCATTCCACCACGGAGGACGAGTGTTGGGGCATGGCCTTGACTGCTACGGTATGCTGTCTATCGGGCTTAACCTGATGGATGGCACAGTCATTGAGGACCGACCAAAGTACGACAAGAAGGCTGATAAGCTGCTCGAAATGATCGAGTGTCTTGGATCATCCTTTACCCAGAAAGAGACGAAGGACTTCGAACCTGGCGACGTTATCCTGTTGCGAGTAGAACACCCATACCAGATGTTCCACCATCTAGTGTACTACACAGAGGATAAGACCATAATCCACTCCTGGTTCATGGGGTTGGCATCTAGGGTCACAGAGGTTCCGTTCTCCACCTGGCATAACCAGATACACTCAGTCTGGCGTTTTAATCGATTGGAGTAGTTCAATGGCTACATTGATACTAGGAGTTATCGGTGGGGTTGTCGGCGGCATAGCTGCACCGGGTCTAGCGTTCTCGATAGCTGGCGCAATGCTAGGGTGGTCGATAGGCACTACAGTAGGATCATACATAGATAGCTCTCGGCAACACTACTTCACAGCCGATATGGGCCGTGTAAGCGACCTACGAATTACGGTAGCTTCGTACGGCACCTCGATCCCACAGTGTTGGGGTAAGGTCCGCATCCCTGGTATCATCATCTGGGGAACCGACCTCGTAGAGCACGAGCAGGACATCAACAGCGGCGGTGGCGGTAAGTCATTCGGTGGTGGCCCAACAGTCACTACTAGGAACTACACCTACACCTTGTCGTGTGCACTGGCGTTGTGCCGTGGTAACAGGATCGGGTCTGGGCATATCAAGATCTTTGCTGATGACATCGTAATTCTTGACAACTTAACTACCCCCGGCACACCTACATCGCAGTACGGTACAGTAACACACGCTGCTATCTTCGATGGTCTGAGCAACCAGGTCGGGGATAGCTGGACGCTATCAGACGGCTCGCATGTGCGCCTGTACTACGGTACAGAGACCCAGTTAGCCGACCCGCTGATTATCACTAGCGCTAGCAACACCGTGCTCCCGGCTGGATCTGACAACCCGGCGTTCCGTGGAACGTGCTACATAGTCTTTGAGAACTTCGCTGTCACTAACTTCGGAAACCGTCTGCCGAACTTTAGCGTGGAGATCGACACCGGGGCCTCGATGCTCGACGAGGTTCTGAGCGACATGATGGCTCAGGTAGACATAGACCCCTCTACCGAAATGGACTTGTCGCTTCTGTCGACTACGCAGGTCACAGGGATTGTGATGGCGTCAAGAACCGATGTCAAGTCTGCTATACAGCCGCTGCTCGATGCCTACTCGTTCGATCTGGTAGATGTCGATGGCAAGGTTAAGGGTATACCGCGTGGTGGCGCTCCCGTGGCTACCTTGACCTGGGCGAATGACGATCTCGGTGTTCAGACTGTAGACAGCGGTACTGCTCCTCCTATCCAGAGAGTTGTGAAAAGTCGTGCAGAGGATGTGACCCTACCAAAACGCATCGACGTAGGTTACTACTCTACCTCTATCGATATGCAGCAAGCTACGCAAGGAGCTATACGGCAGTCAGCCCGGTGCAACAACTACATCACACAGTCATATCCTTTGACACTGGGCGACAATGAAGCAAGGCAGATGGCAGAGCGCCTAATGTACTTGCAGTGGGTAGAGCGTGACACCTACGCAGCACAAGTAAGCCCGAGATGGACTAAGCTCTGTTGTGCTGATGTCATCATGTTACAGACTGATAGCTCAGGAACCCTAAGACGTGTTCGCATCGTGGAGATGGAATGCGCCCCACGAGGCGAGATGAGGTGTAAGTTTGTAGCCGATGACGACGGCGTAATCACACAGACTACGACCGGCACGACGCCGACAGGCGGGACTACCAACGGCACTCCGATAGCCACTGACTTCTTTGCGTGGTCAGGCAAGGAGCTACGAGACACGGACGGCACGAATGCCGGTGTCTACGTAGCGGCGACAGGGGCTGTGGGCTGGCAGGGTTGCACAGTCATGATGTCCACAGACGGAGGCGTTACGTACGATCCGATCGGCACTATCTCTGCAAGGTCGATCTTCGGGGTTGCCTCAACCGCTCTGGGCAGTACATACACTCCGAACGGCAACGGGTTCGACGCTACCGAGACCTTCAACGTTGCTACGAACAATGCACTATCCACAACCTCTGAGAACTCAGTGCTAACCGGTCAAGGCAATTACGGCCTACTGACCCAGGCTGACCAGTCGGTGAGCAACGCTGCAAACTATGAGATTATGGGTTGGGCCACGGCAACGTTGGTAACGACTAATCACTACACTGTCTCTGATATGCTTCGTTCCCAGAGAAGTACGCTAGCTACGGGGCATACCAATACTGACGTGTTTGTCAACTTGACGCAAGCTCTGGGAAGGTTCGCTGTGGCGTCGACGCTGGTAGGTACTGTGGTTAAGATCAAGTGTGTATCGCCGTACATAGACCCTACGACCGTAACGGAACAAGATGTTTTGATTGCAGCGCCGACAGCACCGTACGCTACTACTGGCGGGGCCGGTGCACTCGCAGATGCTGCACGAACCCCGGTGTGGCGAGTACGCGGCTATCTAGCCGAGGGTAACACCATATCGAGCGCATTGGATGACAGCTACTTCCCAGATGCGACCGGGACACCGGGAACCAACCAACCCGGAACTGTTAACCCGTTCTATTGGGAAGAAGCCAGCCTATCACCCATTGATATGTGTTGGAGGTATTCAACTCCTGGCGTCCTAGACACGCTATATCTTCGAATGAACTTGAAGAATACCACAGGGTCTACGATCACGTTTGACTGGTACGTAGGTATATGGGATGACCTACTCAAGATAAGGGTAGGGGGAAGTGTTATATACAGTAGTGGTGCATGGGATACAACAGGCACAGTGTCTGTTACTGCCGGATCTACCGTACTTGTTGAGATATTCTACCGCAATGGATATAACGGTGGCAACGCAAACTTTGACCCAAGTAATAACCCAGGCACAGCAATGTTCGCAACCAACGCATTGAAGAAAGGGCTTACCTGGTTAGACGCAGGTAAGTAAGGGGGTTAGCATAGACTATGCAACATGGTTTGGTTCCGAGTTTGGAGTTCGGGGTAGAGTTTGTGGTCATAGCTGTCATGGCCTTCGGGCTGTTGAAATGGGGCATGTTACAGATGCTCAAACAAGCTAACGAAGCCTTGCAGATCGTAGTCAAGACACAACACGACCGCATAACTTCGTTGATGGAAAGTGTTTCGTTTCAAGCTGACAGGATACTCAAGCTCGAAGTTGACAACGAGGAAAAGACTCGTCTGCTTCACGACCGACAGAAGGAGATACAGATCCTCGAAGAGACTGTTGAGATGGCCTTCACAGGGCTGTTGAAAGTCAACAAGAGCGTAGAGGCTAAGACCATCACCGACAACATTGCAGGGCGTCTTGCAGAGCTACGTGAGTTCCGCAGGACATCCAACGAGGCAAACCAAGAGTGGGCAGAACGTACGAGGGTTATACTAATCCATACATCCTCACACCCTGCGCACCGTAACAGCAGCGACAACTCTACCGGCAAGTCGATGTCGGAGACTATCAGAGACGCGTAGTCAGGAAAGGAAAGGCCAATGGCAGCGTGGACACCTGACCAGATCACAAACCTTGTTACCCAACTCGGCCTGGTCATTGGCGGGGCAGTGACACTCGTCAAGCTTCTAAAGCACAACTCAGAAATGAGCAACAAGGCGGCAGACAGTACGCCTAGCGACGTTACGAACAAGATCCTCGACAACGCCGCCGCTGCTCAGTCACAGCAGCAACCGCAGCCGATCACTGTCAACAACAACGAGCCAAAGCAGTAGCAGCGGCTGTCACTTCTCTGGAAGGATGGTATATAGTCTATGGATCAAGATCAGACGCCGACAGTCGACCAGCTACAAGGTCAACTCGGTATCGCCAATCAGACGATAGCCGCGCTGAAAGTCATGTGCGCCCGTCGTCAGGATGCCTTGCAGAACCAGCAAGCATCGTTCGGTCAGATGCTCGACAAGTGGATGGGCCACTTCGAGGACACGCGTAACGCGGCCAACAGTGGCGAGATCACACAGGACCAGATACTCGCAACCTTTGACACCGTTCAAGCGGATATGGTGTCCGTGAAGTCGATCGGACTTGTCGACCTTGCCGCCGCGCTCGCACCGCCGCCGACCGATGGAAGCTCCCCGGCCTCGGTACCGCCGCTTGCCCCGCCGACCGACCCGAGCACAATCGCAGTCTCTGCTACACCGACCGCAGCACCTGTCGAAGCACAGCCCGAGCCGACGCCGGTAGTCGCCCCAACGCCGTCAACCCCGGTTCCCGCGCCCACTCCCGCCCCGGCACCAACGCCAGTTCAGCAGGATAATTCCTCATCCCAGGAAGGATCGGGAACCGGTACTGGCACCGAAACGCCGCAACCCGAGCAGCAATAGCCGCTCAATTGAACTCCTTTCCAGCCGGTTTTCGCCCTTCACAGGGTCTGAGAGCCGGCTCTTTTTATTGCTGAAAATGGCCTCGATAATAAAAACGGTGGTCCGCTACCCCCCAATATGTATTTTAGGTATTGACATATGAGTATAGTTATCAATAATTTACAAGTTAAGAACCATATTAGGGGGTACGAAACCGCCGTTTTAATTCCGGCAAGATTTTTGAAAATATTTCTTGACAGATCTGCGGACCTCATGATATAATGGGTCAGCGCCGGAAGTGTGTCTAAATGGAGGTTCGAGTGGCTACTAAGGTGGTATCAGCGTCTGATATGTTGAAGTTGTACGGTCAGCTAGGCAAGCCGTCACACGGACCCAAGACGAAGATAGCTCAGAAGGTCTATGCAGATCTGCGTGCGTCCAACAGGCCGTTGGTTGTGCGACGTACGTACAAGGCAGAGGACTACAAGGGCTACCATATCAGGGTCTACGAGGAGCTTGTAAAGGATGCCGGTCATTCCTGCCACATATACGACGGAGCCGGGGAACCGGTTGCCCATCGTAGAGGCTTAGACGCTGCGAAAGCCTACATCGACACACTCTTCGACGCAAGACCGAGGTGCATAATAAGGGCCTACTTCGCAGTCCCTGTCACCACGAAAGTTACCATTCGGATGCAATTTAGAAAGGGTTAGCAATGCCTGACACAGCAGAGACTGATCCGCTGACCTGTCGTAACTGTGGGTCTGCGAAGTGGTCATTCCTTGTGACCTACTCAACTGAGATCGACCTTAGCAACGGGGTCGAAGCTCATTCACAGCACGAGCGCAAGCTCATTGAACTACGTTGCAAGGATTGTGACCGCAAGGCCACAATGGAGAACAGCCGCGCTATCCGCGCTCTCGACGTGTACAACACCGTCTACGAAAGAGAGGTAACGGAGTGAACGACCTTAACAAAGACCCACGGCGCTACAATGGCATAGTTCGTCATGCCTGGGTTGGCGTAGAGACTGAGAACATGCGCAAGCACAAACGTGCTCACAAACTCATAACTATCATTGCCTACGTCATCTTCATAGCCTTTGTGCTCACCTTCTTGATTACGTGTTTTTTGAAGGTGCAGGGCAAAGCACAAACACTGAGAGCCGAACTGCAAAGCAACGGAGCACCCCAATGAAAATCCGGGTCAAGACGGCAACCCCGCCATCAAAGCCTGAGACCCCAAAGGTCAAGAAGGTAGACATGCCCGAGTTTCGGGCTGCACTACGCCACTCGATACAGACATGCCCACGAGATCCGAATAGCCCGATCTGCGGCTATGGCGGCATGGATGGCAAAGGCCGTCCGTACGATGTCTGTCTGCTCCCCACCGGACACCCCGGCCCACACATGCACGTAGAACTCCCTGAGATCGACGCCGCGCTACCTCGTACTCTTGAGCGATCACACCAGATCAACGTCTCGTTTGACTTCTCGGAGACTGCTATCAAACGGAACCTGACTGACATCATGGTCGCGTGGAAGTCGATCGGCAACGGGTGGTTCACAGCCCTTGAGGCTTCACTAGAAGTGTTCTCAAAGGGCCTTCGATACGAGCATAGCATCGACAATCATCCGGCGCTATCAGCCCTGCATTTCATGGGCTACATGGAGCGCCAAAAGGAGAGAGGGGATTACGTAGTCCGTTTTCGTCTAAGCAAAAAAGGCTTAGAGGCTGTTAGCCGCATCAAAGAGCTTGTCAAGTCGAACCCGACCGACGACTGTACCATCTGCTTTGGCAGTGGCTACGATGACAAAGCTAGCGATGTGTGCAGCCATTGTGAAGGCACCGGTAAGGAACCTGGCGAGAAGTCGACCAGTGTATCATCACTCCCAGAGAAGCGGGTCCGCATTCGAGCAGTGAAGAAGGACGACCGCAACACTGTGGTATGTGGACGGTGCAAGGGTGAATGTGTACTGCCTAGCGGCGACGTGTGCGACCGCTGCGACGGTACAGGTGAGGTGTCGGGCCTTGCTGCATGGTCTCAGGTAATCATGGGAGACAAGGACAATGTTGATAAGAAGAACTCGACGACCCGAACAACCGTCAAGGCACGCATCAAGCTACGACCAGGAGCTAGATAGCCTCGTGGATAAGCTACTGGATAACCACGTGTTTGCTGTCATGGCATTAGCAGACCCTGACGGTGGGTTGACACCGGACTTTGATTGTCTGCCCGATTTCGTCAAGGAGTGTCTAAAGCACCGACCGCGTGATATCCGGTTCAGGGTAGCTGAGGTATTCAAACCCTCAGCCCCTGGCGGCTACATGGTACGGCACAAGGAGTTCGGCATCTTCCAGGGCGATTGTCTGGGCATGGGCTTCTGGTATCCGATGTCGGAGATGCCCGAGCAAGGGCTAGCTCACTTCTTCACAAGGACTGACGCGAACGAGTTTGTACGCTCTTGCGTTGAGATGCACAATAAGCTGACAGAGCATATGATGGACGTGATAGACTTCGAGGTCACAGCCTTCGATCATTCTCTGGAAGTAGAGGTCTACAATGAAGGTAGGTGGGTGCACATCTGGGAGGAACGCCCCGTACCTGTCTGCCCAACTTGCGGGGCCTCAAACCCTAAGTATCCTGATAGCCGCTGGTTCAAGTGCATGAACTGCGAAGCTGTCTGGGATGGTGTGTACTGTCCGATCACAGGGGTTCAAGGCTACTGCAAGTCTGACTGTGCCTGTCACCTCTTCTATGCGCGTCAGGAGGTCAAGGGTTACTAATGGCTATCAAGTATGCAGACGCGTTAACACAGCTTGTCAATTTCAAGTACGCTGACAACTTGAGGGTTAGTGTTACGATGGTCCGGTATGTGCAGCGTGCATCCGGCCAACAGTACGTAGCCTCGATCGAGGCTAAGAGATGGAAACCCGCAAGGGCTGCTAGTGGTCACTTTACCTTGAGGCAGTTCCGCGAGATGTACCCGAACGGAAGGAAGCAACTATGATAGTAATGCTTGTTATAGCGAACGGTTCTCAGGCTTTCTTAGCTCAGTCATACCAGCCTGACCCTCACTCTAGCAGGGGTCGAAGAGGACCAGCGGCTAAACCTGCTAAGTTCACGAACGATGTTACTAAGGCATGGGACATGTCGTACGGCAAGGATGCACCGCAGAACCCAGAGTACGGTCCCGAGTGGCTGGCACAGACTATGGCCGCTCACTATGGCATCACTAACTGGATGCTGTTGACGGTGAGGTCATGAAGATCAAGCTGCGTGCAGTTCACAGACACTATAGGCAGAACATGAAGCATCAAGACAGCTACATAGCCTACGGCGAACTGCTAAAGCATGTAGCGTGTCTGATGGAGATGAGACTGGGTAAGACACTGGCGAGCATTCGACTGCTACGCCGGTGGATCGAAAAAGAGGTTGGCTCCTTTCGGGGCCGACCTTTTCCCTGTCTGATAGTAGCCCCTATCAGCGTTCTCGAAGCATGGGAGAAAGAACTACGGCTTGAGGGTGAGCGGTACATCGTAGTACACGGTAAGTCGTTCGACAAGCGTACTGAGCTAACAGTCAATGAGGCTTTCGGCAAGGATGGCATAACGTACGTACTTATAAACTATGATAGCCTTCGAGAGACACCGGGGCTGGCGTTCTTGCCGTGGTACTTCGTTGGTCTAGATGAGAGCACAGCGATTAAGAACCCGCAAGCGAAGATCACTGAGCTTTGTACTAAGGGTTTCCGCGATGTCGAGCACCGGGCTATCCTGACCGGGCTTGCTGCCCCCGAGGGACCGCTAGACCTGTTCTGTCAATTCCAGTTCCTTGACGGACACTTCATGGGATGCTACTCGTACTGGGAGTACCGAGCTAGGTACTTCGAGCTTCGATGGAATGGCTGGCAACCTAAGCGTGGAATGAAAGAGGCTATCAAAGACTACGTGCATCGCAGAGCGTTTGTTCTCACCCGCCATCAAGCCGGTCTCGGCAACAAGAAGATCAAGGAAACTCGGTTCGTCCGCATGTGCCTTGAGCAAGCCAAGATGTACTCAACGGCTGAGGATAAGTTCGAAGCAGTAGTCAACAATGGCGATGGCTTCGAGAAGATCGAGACAGACCATCTCATTGTACAGCGTACGTGGTGTGCAAGGATTGCCGGGGGCTGTGACCCTAAGCCAACGTACCGATGGGCCTCAAAGACTAAAGAACTCATAAGCTTACTCAAGGGTGAGTTATCCGAGCAACCGGTGGTTGTCGGGTTCAGGTTCAATGCCGAGGTCGAGGCTATCTATGGCGCTCTGCGCAAGGCTGGTATCGTCTGCGAGATGGTGACAGGGGAGGACAACCGCGATAGCCGAGTTCGCAAGTTCAACTGGTTCCGTACCTCGCAGATCCCAGGTCGTGTCATACTAATACAGATCAAGGTTGCTCAGTTCGGTATTGACCTATCAATCTCTGATACTATGATACTGTACTCGATCATACACTCGTGCAAAGACATGGCGCAGTTCATGGATCGCATAGAGCACCCGGACAAGAAGGCGGCATTGTTGTACATCTTCCTAGCCGCTATGGACACAACAGACGAGGACACCATAGACGCTGTGGGAGACAAGATCCTCGACAGCAAACTATTCGCGGCGAAGTTCAAGGAGAGGTTCTTGGCTCGCCGTGCTAAGATAGGGCTAAGAAAGGCTGTGTAATGCAAAACCGCATCATACTAATCTGCATTGTGCTCATCTGTGCGGTAACTAGCGGCGTTGGCTATCGCATGGGCTTTAAAGATGGTGCTGTCGAAGGCTACGCACAGTGCAAGAGCGACCAGCACAACAAAGAAGAGGCTATGCGGTACTACGAGCACTACGAACAAGGATGGTAAAGGATGATACTATGTGTGGACCCCGGCCTATCTATGGGCAGCGGTGGCACCGGTTGGGCGGTGTTTAATGATGATAGTCTTATCCCAGAGAGAACGGGGGTCATCCGGTCAGGTAAGGGAACCTGGCAGCAGCGAGCCGAGAACATCTGCATCACTATGGAGCACATGCTTAACTACTCCGAGATATGCGATGTGCGAATGCTAGCAGCGGCTTATATCGAACTGCCGACGTTCTTTCAAAACGAGAAAGGTCTGACATGCGCTACTGGCAAAGATGGCGACGACAGCGATCTCGTTAAGCTATCATACCTTGTGGGGCGTATAGCTGGCATGTTCTATATGTGGCAAGTGCCTGTCACTACTGTACGTATCAACGGGGCTGGCGGGTGGAAAGGCACAGGCATGGGTAAGATGGTTGTTGCCCACCGGATAGCCGATCGACTTGGATTAAAGGCTGAGGGTCGACAAGATGACCCGAAGCTTGTTCGTGTTAAAGGAGGTGAGGCGGTTATCTCGTCACATGCCATAGACGCTGTGGGTATCGGTTTGCATATCAAGGGAGTGTTTAAGGCCAATGCCAAACTACCACAAGAAAGGCCCGGATCGGGGATCGCTAGAGCGAGCTATCGTAGGCGCTTTAAGGGACGCAATTAACGTCCACGGTCCCATAACCAAAGCGAACGTATCACCGGCTGCGAAGCGTATCCTAACTCAGCTATACACTTGGCAGCACAATATGGAGAAAGCTGATGACAGTAAAGAAAAAGCTTCATACTCGCAGACCGGCCCACGAGGTAGCGGCAACGAGGTTGGGCAAACTGTACCCTATACGAGACGGAAGTTCCGAAACGGCAACAGCGGTTGACTTCCTGTTGTCGAAGTCCGGTCAAGGTGCGTGGATAATCCTAGACACAGGTCACAAAGTCTACGTACTACACAAGAGCGGTCAGCCGATCGCATGGCGTACGGAGGCGCAAACTGTATGATCCCCATAAGGATCAAGCGAGCCTCAAACCCTGTGACCATCCCAACTATCAATGCACAATGGCGCGGGTGTACAAAGTGCGTTATGGGCGCTCATGTACGCAATCATGTGTTCATAGACACTGTGCCACGCTCAGTGCTTGCGTTTGGCGGCTCGCATGTTGACATGGTGATGATAGGCGAAGGTCCCGGCGAGACTGAGGACACGTTAGGCTACCCGTTCTGTGGTCCTGCCGGGAAACTTCTGCGAGACCTGATAGACGCCGCGCCCCATAATGCCTGTCCGTTCTGCGATGGCATGGGGCTAGAGGACGGCACAGTTAGCGAGCCTTGTTGGGCTTGCAGAGGCTATGGGCGTATCACGATAGCTCTGCTCAACCTGCTTGCTTGCCGACCATACAAGAGCAAACCGTTGGCACCGGGCAATCGGGAACCGGCGACATCGGAGGTCTACAACTGCCTACCCAGACTAACAGACACTATTAAGGTGTTGAACCCGAACACTGTGGTAAGTGTGGGAAGAGTAGCTGATAGCTTTTGGCCGGTGGCTGTAATGCCGGAACTCGGCAGCATGGTTGTGCACCATGAGACAATAAAACACCCGTCGTTCGTTCTGCGCACAGGCGAAGGTTCTGCACAACACATGGACTACGCACGGCGCATCGACAGGCTATTCGCTCAGTATTGGGAGAACTTTAGGTACGACCAATCAATAGCTCTTTACTAGACTGCGCAGGTTAACACCCGGCGACATAGCTGTATGGCGCAGTCGGAAGGTAACAAACCCTATGAAGATACGTGTACGGGCTGGTACAAAGCCTAATCAAGCCGTAATGACAGCCCTTGACAGCATATCGAAGCTAAAACCTTCGAAGGGACCAACCCGGATCTCCGATGAGCATTTTTGGATGATGGAGCGCGACGGCATAACGCAGTCCGGTCTAGGGCTGTTCAACCTCTGCCCGAAGAAAGCCGAGCTACGGCTCATGCAGGGGTTGGAGCGGAACGGAGCAAGCCATGATCGACCTCTTGAGTTTGGCAGCTACTTCCATGACGTACTTGATAAGACTTACTCCCAGAGAGTAGGGGAACTCTCAAAGACTGTTCTCTCTGGGCAAGAGATTAAGTATTGGTCACTGCTGGCAAACAAGGCGCTCGATGCCAAAGCCGCGAAGTCTAAGGATCTCGACCCTGCCGAGGAACAGGCTATGGAGGTGACAGCCGGTCTTTCGGCGGTTGTCATCAAACGATACTTCAAGCGGTGGGCTGTGCGCGATACCAAGAGACAGATCATAGCCGTTGAGAAGGTACTGTCGTTCCCCTACAAACTGCGCAATGGGGTGACGATACTCATATGGTGTAAGATCGACTTGATCGAGCGCATCAACGGTAAGCTATGGATCACAGACCATAAGACCAAATCGCAGATCGAGGACTTCTACCTAGCGGAGAAGATGGCATTCGACTTGCAGATGATGATCTACAGCCTCTGTGTCCTGCACAACTATGGTGAGTGGCCCGAGGGCTTCAACTACAACCTCATCAAGCGACCTGGGCAAAAGTTCACAGGTACTTACTACAAGAAGCCCGAAAGCCTAGCTCAGTACCTAGAGCGTGTCGACAAGCACATGGAGGAAAAGGGCGACGAATACTTCTGTCGCAACCAGATCTCCGTGTCACAGGCTGAGATACAGACGTACAGAGACCGTGATCTCGACTACCAGATTGAGCGGATGTACGAATGGTCTCTCGGGGGCTATGTATCGTACCGCAACTCCGGTGCGTGTATGAAGTGGAACAAACCCTGTGAGTTCCTGCCGATCTGCGGTGGCTCGCACGACGCCCACAAGCTCTACACCAAACGTCTGCACGTATTCCCCGAACTGGTAAACGATGAGGGAGGTGACGACTAATGCCACGCGAAAACGATGCGCTGCATGAGGCCGACGAACTCCTCATCGCACCTATAGGCAAGAGGTTCGCAAAGCCTGCGGGTTGGGACGAATGGCATGTGTTCAAAGTCGAGGACCCAAACCGGACGTTATGTGGCCTAGAAATGGATACGTACTCAGAGGCTGATAGAATGCATGAAAGCGAGGGCATCTGCTACACCTGTCTCTGCTCTCGCTAGGGCATTTTCAGATGGGCGCAAAATTTTTCAAAATATTTTCGAAATCCTATTGACAACTGTGCGGATGACCTGTATAATCTATCTTGTCGGGCGAGCACGGCCAAAGCAGCCGCCGATCCCGCTGAACATTCACAACAGCCATCCGTACGGTTAGATCGAGCTTTCTGAATACGTTAGCCTCTCCCATTGCTGGAAACATCGGACGAGGAAACGAAGGCTCTCAGACACTACGATAAACCGGAAGGTGGCTACTATATGGCAACAATAACAGCGAGGATCGGAGGTAGGTCAGCCGCGAAACCAGTTACGCGGTCAGTCGTTAGCGCCCCTACGGTGGCGAAACGATCGATAGTCAGACCAAATGAGATCGACCTATCTCTTCCTACAAAGGCTGAGAAGCCACGCGGAAATCTCCGATCTGCGAAGCTTTTCATCCACGGCGAACCAGGCATAGGGAAAACGGAGCTTGCTTCAATGTTCCCCGATAACCTTTCGCTATTCTTCGAACCAGGTGGTGACTTCTTAGAGATTGTTAGGCTTCCACGGGAAGGGCAGTTCACGAGTTGGAAGAAACAGTTCGTGAAGGTCATTGACCAGATCGTAGCCTCTGATCTGTACGAGACCATCACCTTTGACACCGCAGACTTCGCATGGGATCTCGCCGGTAAGTTCGTGATCGAGCAAGCCGACGATGATCCTGACGATATCAACAGCGGGTCTCTCGGTTTCAACAAGGGCAACAATCGGCGGCTCGCAGAGTTTAAGGACCAGATAATGCGGCTGACTGCAACAGGCCGGGGTGTGGTGTTTATCTCCCACACTCTGGAAAAGGAAATGCAGAAGGCTACAGGGGTTAAGAACATGAAGCTTATCGCATCCATCGAGGAGAAGGGGCGACGCTTCCTGAACGGCTTCTGCGATATTACCGCGTGCTACTGTTATGTCGGCGGTGAACGTAAGCTGGTAATTCGCGGTGACGAAAACGTTGACGCGAAGTGCCGAATGAAGAACAACTTCAACACACCCGGCGGCGATCCAGTCATATCAATCCCTATGGGCGATAGTGCGGAAGAAGCATACGCTAACATCGTCTACGCCTACGAAAACAAACAAAAGGACGACGGCGAGCTACGACGCAAGGCTGAGCTTTCCGAAGTGAAGGCGAAGTTCACCGTCAAGGGCCGTCGCTAAGGAGCAAAGGTCAATGTGGAAAGTTCTCTCTAAATGGAGTGACGTGTCAGAGTTTGCGGGTAGGCAGGTAGCCTATACAGTAAACGGTGGAGCGGTTAAGTTTGGCATAGTTGCTCAGGCGTCAAACGATTGGTCACAAGGCGGTCACGGCTTTAATCTAACCCGATACAAGCGCCCTGATGAGGTCTCGCAGAACTGTGCACTCCAAGACGGAGAGCTATCCAAAACGCAGTGGCAGATGCGCCTAACCACTAAGAACGAGCGACGGCAGATTGCAGACGCTGTGTTAGCCGGAACAATACGTCTCGAATACTACGCAAGGGAAACCATGGACAACAAGACAATCAAAGGCCGATACCGGCCATTCATGACCTCCGATCAACTCTACTCGCAGCAGCGCTCGCGACCGGCCAAGTCAGGGCAGTGGACGGGAGTTCTCAAAGGCTCCGAAGTCGGGCCACGACGCCGCTACATCAACACTCTTCGCAAGCGCTAACAGCGTTTGCTCTATATCACATTCGAAAGAAGGGCAAAGCAATGAAGGTATTCACATCAATCAGTGGCAGCCCCTACGGTAAGGGAATGCTGGCAGCAGCAGTGTTCGCGGTTCTCGCCTCGGTTACGGGTTGCGGTGGTGGCGGGGGCGGGTCCTCCTCACCGGGCGGTGGCGGCGGTGGTACAACATCGAGCTACCAGGGCAACTACAACGGAACGTTCTCAGCCGATACGACCGCACACGGCGGCGATGTCCACTTCTCCATCAACGCATCCGGCGCAATGACCGCTGGCACCATCGACTTCAACGGGCAATCCGGCATCGGTCACGATCTCGTCGGCGGCATCACAAACGCTGGCGTCATGACCGGCAACTACGCGGTCGGCGGTCACAGTTACACGGCCTCTGGTCAACTTCAACCCGATCCACTGACGGCTCACCGATACTCCGTCATCCTCCATGTTCACGACGACACAGCGAACACCGATCAACCCAACGCGGCGGCTACGCTGGATCGTTCGTAAACACTGTACACTGCGCAAGTAGGCAAGTAGGACCGGCTCTGCCGTGGGAAACGTTCCGAACGAGAAAGCGCAGTGTACTAGCAGATCTCATTCCCAGAGAAGTACTACAACAACAAAACAAGGTAGGTATCAATGGCAGCTAACGATCTCAACGCATTGTTGAAGAACGCGAAGAAAAACTGGGGTTCGTCCGTCGAGACGGCCCACTCCTCCGGCGAAAGCAATTGGGATGACGGCGAATACGTCGCCTTGTACAACGGCGTCGAAGTCAAGATGTCGCAGGGTACGAAGGACAACCCCCCGGCGTGGGGTTCGCTCCACGGCTGGTACATCCTCGAAGGCGACCGCGTGAACGAGACCAAGTACGAGTGGCAGGGTCTGTTCTACGAGGGCGACATCAGCAGCAAGACCATCAAGCGCCTCGAAGCGCTCACAGGGAATGACGCCTCCGAACTCGATCCCACACAGCTTGAGAAGCTGTTTGAGGACGCCGTGAAGCAGAAGCAGGTTTGGCGCATCAAGCTCAAGACCAACACGCAGACCGGCTTCCAGAACGTCTACTTGCAGGAGCGCGAGGAGGGCTACAAGCTCCCCGCCGAACTCGCGAAGGGCGGCAGCGCCAAGAGTACCACGGCATCCAAACCGAAAGCTGGCGCGGCGGCGAAACCCAAGACCGAAACTCCACCGGCTCCATGCGCCGAGGGCGACGAGGTCACAATCACTGTGGGTTCGAAGGAGATGGTCGGCATCGTCGACAGCGTGGACGAGACCGAGAGCGAGGTCTCAGTCACTGTAGGCAAGAAAACCTACACGGTTCCCTACGAGGCGGTTGCGAAGAACGAGGACCCGGACGACGCCGGGGGCAGCGACTTCTCCGAAGGCGATGATGTCGAGTTCGAACAGGGCGGCAAGACGTATGCCGGTACCATCGACAGCATCGACGGCGACGAGGCCCAGGTCAAGGTCGGCAAGAAGCTGTACGCTGTCAGCCTCTCCGATCTCAAGAAGGAAGGTGAGGAAGCACCGGACGACGCACCTTTTAGCGTGGGTGACGAAATCACCTGGAAGGTCGGCAGCAAGGAGCGCACCGGCACCGTTACCGAGGTCGACGCCGCCGAGCAGGAACTCAGCGTCGATTGTGGCGGCAAGAGCTACACCGTTGCCTTCGACGACGCCACCAAGACCGGCGAGGACGCAGCCGCTGAGAGCGGCGGCATCACCATCAACATTGGCGACGAAGTGACCTTCGAGCAGAACGGCAAGGAATACACCGGCATCTGCGAGAGCATCGACAACGAGGGTGAAAGCCTCGAAGTCAAGGTAGGTAAGAAGGTCTACACTGTAGCCTTCTCCGAGGTCCTTGTCGATGTCGAGGTGAACGTCGGTGAGGAAGTGATCTTCGCGAACCCGAAGAAACCGTCCGAGGATCTTCGCGGTACCGTGCAGTCCCTGAACGCCGACACCTCGATCGCGACGGTCATGGTGGGCCGCGTGTCCCGCGAGGTACCGTTCGACCAGCTTCGCAAACCCTAAGCCCTAACCGGCTTCTGTAACATCGGTCAGCCTCTGATAGCAGGGGCTGGCCTTTACCCTTTCTGGGATAGAGGATATAATGGAAATCGCAGACATCGCGAAGAGTAACGATCCGGCTACTCTCAAGCTCTGGGTCGGCAAGCAAGTCAAAGGACACTCGATAAACTTTGGTCGACCAGTGCAAGGTGAGCTACGGGAGTTCGAACCTGGGCAGAACCCGAACCCTGTTAGTGGCAGCGAGTTCTACGTGGTCATGGACGGCGACGACGGCGAGCGACATCACCAACTGGATCTGCGTTACCCTCATCTAGCTGTGTCTCTTATCCCAGAGAAGCAGGAGGGTTCACAGACCCTGACGACGTTTGATGCTGACGAGATGTCAATCCTTCGTCGGCATGTCGCGAGCACCATACCGTTTTGGTCTGTTGGACAGTTCGCCCGTGCTGTCCTCGGAGAGCTTGAGGGTGACGAACCCAGAGCCGAAGCTTTCCTGCGCAAGTTAGAGCTACTAGACCCCGAAGAGGCTGATGAGAATTAGCCTCTAACATTTTGCCGTAATAAAAACGGCGATCCGTATAGTAATCAGAGTTTACGAGGAGAATAAAATGGCAATCCCCAATGACCGACTTGAAGAGTACCGCACATACGCGGCCAAACAGAACGCTATGCAAGACCCTGTGATGAAGTACGCCGACTGGTATGAGCATCAGGGTTATGTCGACCACGGCTACGAAGAGATCGGAGAAGGCGCTACGGGCCTCCCTGATGCCCCGGCACAGCGCCGTGAGAAGGTAGCTGTCATGGGGGCGCTATCGGCTGATGAAGCAAAGGACATAGCCGAAAAGCACCTCAAGTTCCTAATGGCAAGCGTACTGCCCCCAGTCACTGTGAACATCTCGCTGTCCGACGTACCCGGTACTGTGTTCCCCGATCAGCTTCGACGGGTCAAGGAGTGCTTGATCCAGATCCGCGATGAGCACTTCGAAAGCGTACCGGGCTACCTCGTTAACTTCGAGCCGTTTCAGACGCTGTGCACCTTGTTCGAAATCAACCCGGCGATCTCCACGGAAGCTCGCGCATCGGTCGCTAAGAAGTTCAGCGAAAGCGAGCGCATGAAAGGGCGCAAGATCGACGGGTCGGTCCCGAAGCATATCGTCGGCCTGTGGGACCGTCTGACCACCGAGATGTCGACGGAGGAGTTCACAGCGGCTGTGGCCGATTGGATGGAGACCTGGCAGATATTCAAACTGCCGGAAGATCGGACGGTGACACCCGAGTTCCGCGAGACCTCGTTGCGTATCGTGTGGTCGATGCTCGCGTTCCCGTTCAGCTTCGAGGACTTCAAGGAGAGCATCGAGGCGTGGGCTGATGGGCGGGTATCGTTGTGGCCGAAAGAAGCCAACCCTCCGATGGTAAACCAGCAGGGAACCAAGACCGGGCGGTTCTCAGGGACTGAGGAGAACAAAGCCCAGACGCCCAAACCTGCCGCTGAACTCGTGAGCGTTAACCGCGAGCCACCGACACCCGAGGAGATTACCGAGTACCTTGCGCCGATGGTCGGCAAGAAGGTCACAGCCGAGCGTGCACAGCGTGTACCAGGTCAGACAATGGGCGTGACCGGCATCCTGCAAGAAGGCTCTATGAGCACTGGCGACGGAAAGAGCGGCCCATTTATTCTTCGCCCAGAGAAGCCGAAAACTCCTCTCATGGTGAAGTGGGATAGTGTCAAACTCTACGAGGAGCCGGTGAACGTCGACACTGCCGATGGTATGGCCGAACACCTCAATCCGAAGGTGGGTGCAGCAAATCGCGCCCAGGCTGCATTCGACAACTCGGGGCCTACGATCGCGGAGGCTGATAAGCAGATAAAGGACGGCATTGCTAAGGGTGTTCAACAAGCCCAGGCTGGCACTGCTGTACCTCCTACTATGCCGCAGAAGCCAGAACAACCAACTCGGCTATCGGATGCTGACACCAAGAAGTACATGAACAAGGATGTAACCGCTGAACGCAAGTTCCACGACGGCGGCAACGACGCAAGCCCTGTTATCGAAGGCAGGTTCATCGGCCTCTACAAGTGCGGCAAGAACATGGAGTACGGTGTGCTCCGCAGGATCGGGAACAAGACCAAACAGACGGCTATTAAGATCGAAACCATCAAACTAGCCGAGTAGACGTACTCGAAGACTTTTTGGAATAAGGAGATATCAATGGCTGAGAGATATAGGTTGTGGAAAGACATCAAGAACTACGATCTCGTAGATGGTAAGTACACAGCGACTGACGGATGGTTTTGCCTTGTGGCAAGCTCTGCCAAGATCGGTGCATGGGCCAAGATCGGTGAAGAGGCCAAGATCGGTGCATGGGCCAAGATCGGTGCATGGGCCAAGATCGGTGCATGGGCCAAGATCGGTGACAGGGCCACGATCGGTGCATGGGCCACGATCGGTGAAGAGGCCACGATCGG